TTTATTATTAACAAATATTTCTTCAATCGGTTCTGTGATAAAAAATGTTCAGCCAGTTTTCAACATCAAAATAGAACAAGATGAAGTTTATTATGCTAATGGAGTTTTGGTAAGTAATTGTGATAGTTTAGCTTATCAATTACAAATATCAGAACCACCAGAGGAACAAAAATATGAGGTTCGGGTTACGCAAACAAGAAGAGAATATAAAAGCCAGTGTCAAGCCTGATAATGAGGTTACGCATTTTTTTGAAAATGAACTTGCTAAACTTGGCAATCCTGATTTAATAGACGAAAGAGAGTATGAGAAAAATCAAGAATTTTATAAACTAAGTAAGAACTACTAAGATGGTAATTTTTAAAACCATAGAGAACGAAGTGCAAACTTTTTTGCATAGTTCTATTCCAGTTGCTACTGGACAACTTCATTCACAAAGAAGTCTTGTAGAAAGGATAGTTCGTTTTGCAACTAAACAATTTCCTGGTGGCAACATAGATAGTCAGGGAAATTATATTTATTGGTATGACCATATTAGTTCTGGCATAGATAGTGAAACCAAGAATATAGATTTTGATACTAAAGACATTCTACTTTATTCTGAACAGTCCGAAGATAGTGCGGCTATTTTCATTCTTCAGTCTGCCTTAAAGGATTATTTAAAAACAACTGACCAAGCTATCGCTATTAATGACGCAGTTGAAGAATGTTCAGGTTGGGGTAATGTAGTTTGGAAAGAAGATAAAAGTTCTCCTAATGGTTATTCAAGAATTGACCTTACTAACTTCTATATTACAAATCAAGCCGCTAAAACTTTAGAAGATACAGATTGTATTGAACGATATATATTTACTCAATCTAAACTAAGAGCCAAGAAAGGTATTTGGAAGAATGTAGAAGAAACCATTTTAAACTCTCCAATGAATACTTATGAGCAGACTAAGGAAGGAACTGAAGTTGAACATAAAGAAACTCCTTTTTATGAGATATACGAAAGGAATGGAGAAATCTCTTTAGCCCAACTTAAAGAAGCACAAGGTAAAAGTTGGAGTTATAAAGACGAACAGAAATATACACTTGCTAAGATTATAATTGCTTCTAAAGGACAAAATGCCAAAGGACAAAATTATGTTTTGTTTGCTAAAGAAATGAAAAAGAAACCCTATAAGGAATATCATAGGGGGGTATATAAGGGGCGTTGGTGGAGAGAAGGACATTATGAATTAAAGTTTGATTTACAAGTTCGCTTAAATGAAATAGGAAATGAAATTGCTAATGGTTTAAGGTGGTCAGGTAAAACAATTTTCTTTTCTGCTGATAGAGTAATTGCTAAAAATGTTCTTACTGATTTACGCAATGGTGATATTATTCGTGCTAAGGACATTAAACAACTTGAAACAAAAATGCAAGGTTTTGACCAGTTAGCCGCAGAATGGAATAGATTAGTAGATTTAGGTAATCGTTTAGTTAATTCTTATGAGATAGTTCAGGGCGAAACTCAACCGTCAGGAACTCCTTTAGGTTTAGGGCGATTACTTGATACTAACGCTAATAAACTTTATGGATTTATCCGAGAGAAACTGGCGTTAGCAGTTAAAGGCGTTTATGAAGATTGGGTTATTCCTAAATTAATTAAGGAACTTAAGACTAAAGATATTATTCGTCTTACAGGTAATGCTGAATATCTTGATAAGTATTATGAAATGATAGCTAAGAGTTGGTATAACGATAATCTTTTAGCTTTTGGAGTTCATAGTCCTGAAATGGCAGAAGCTATTATCGCAGAGAAGATAGCAGAGATACGAAACAATAAAAAAGAAATGGTAAAACTTACTAAGAATATGTGGAATAATGTAAAGGCAAGAGCTTCAATTACAATTACAGGTGAGAACACAAATCTTAATGCTGATATTCAAAAACTACAAGTAGCTGTTCAAATGGAAGCAGACCCAGTGAGGCGTTCTGCTTTGAATGATAAATTATTAATTAAACTTGGAATAGATACTTCTACACTTCCTAAAGTTAATCCTGAAGCAATGATGAATGCTCCGTCTGCTCCAAGAGAAGCACAAACTACTCCACAAGCGAGTGAACAAACAGTATGAAGTTTAATGTAAAATCAGCTTTAAAAAATCAAGTAGATTATATTGTCGGTGAATTAGGAAAAAAGGATTTAACAAAAATGCCTTTACTAGAATTGCGTAATACTATTAATCGTTTATATGAACTTTATCCACCTAAGAGAGAACACGATATTGCTATCACTACTTTGCATAAAAGGTTTGAAGAAAACCAAAGGGAACTTAGGAAAAAATATAAGATTGATAAATTAGAAGAAACCATTAAGAAATATAAAGAAGAACAAACAACACAGATTAGAGGATTTATGATACAAGAGATTAAAGGATTTAAAATTGAAAATAAATGCAATACAACGAAGAAATCATAAAAAAATTACTTCAATCTGAAAGTGGTAAACATCTTAAATATTTTATAGATGATAAAGTTTCTGAATTAAGAGATATTAATAATTTACATATATCCCTTAATCCTATAAGAACAGCGATTGAAATAAGAGCCACTAAAAAGGCATTTAAAATATTAACTAATATATTAAGTGATATTTGCGAATTGGAAGTGAAACCACCACCAAAACCGCAAATACCTAAATACTAATTTTATGGCAAAGAAAAAAGAGAAAAAAGTTAAAAAAATCAAAGTAAAAGAAAAAGTTATTTTTAAAACAAAATTAGTTGAAGTTGATAAAATTGTTGATGGAGTTATTAAAACAGAATTAGGATATAAGGTTGTTCATAACGGACAAACAGTCCAAGATTATGTTGGTAGTAATTCATTCAGAGTAGCAATTAAAGATTATATTACCTTAGCAGGTATTTAATATTTTGGGTTTAATCCTGCCCTTTACAGGATAATTTGGACTACCATTTAGTCCTTTAAATAAATATGGAAAACGAAAATAACGAGAACACTAACTCTCAAAATAGTGAAAACGAGAACGAAAACTCTACAAATGAAAGTGAAGAAAACACTCCAAATGAAAACCAAGAAGAAGAAACAACGGAAGCAAAAGAAGAGGAAAAGAAAGATGAAATAACTCCTTTTCAAAAACAACTTCTTGGGCGAATTAAAACATTAGAGGATAAGATGAAAAATCCTCCCCAGCAAAAAACTGGTGAAACCAATCAGGAATTTGAAACTCGTCTTAGCAGTTTAGAAATTGCTACTGCTGGAGAAATGAGTGAGGCAGTAAAAAAGACAGTAGAAGAACATAAGAAAGTCTATCCAGACAAATCTTATAAAGAAATTAAAGAAATGCCTTTTATCCAAAATATGATAAAAGAAGAAACTGATGCAAAAGAGTTAGACGATGCTGCTATATCTCCTGATGGTAAAAACGCTGGACAACCTAATAAGAACTTTAAAGGAATGACTATTACCGATTTTAATAAGCAATATGATATTGCTACTGAAGCTGGTGCTGCTGCTTATGATAAATGGGAAGCAGACAATAAATAAAGTTATTAGGTTTGTTCAATCCTAATTAACTAAAATTGAATAATATGGCTAATGCCTTAACACCACTAAATAAAGAGTATTGGGCTACAAATATGCAACGAAACTTTTTTAAAAGTAATGTTGCAAGAGCTTTGTGCGATACTCATTATGAAGCGTTATTAAAAGATGGTGATACTTTGAACCTTCAATATAGTGGCTACCCAAGAATTCAGACTTATACTAAGGGAACTGGATTAACAGTAGATGATAACTATGCAACTAACGAAAGTCTATCTGTTGCTACTATCCCAGCTATTGCTGCTTACTACGATGATGTAGATAAAATTCAGAATAGTTTTAACTGGGTTTCAGATGAAAGTATGAAGGCTCAAAAGGCTCTAAACAATAACATTGACCAAGCTGTTTTCGCAGAATATTCTAATGCAAATTCTGATATTTATGCGGCTGATGTTGGAGGTTCTGGAGCTACTACCGCTATCACATTAAACACATCTGCTGTCAGTCCTATGATGGCAGCTTTTGGCAGAAAACTCAGCACTTTAGATGTTGATGAAAGTAAAAGATTTATCGTTCTTGGACCGAAAGCAAGAGAACAACTTAATCTTTATATTTCTGGCAAAGATACTAATTATGCCGATAGAATAGGACTAAGCGGCTTAATTACACAAAGGTTTGGATTTGATATTTATTATTCAAATAACTTACCTTACACAGCAACATTAGGATTAGCTGCTGTTCCAACTGTTTTAGACACAGTTACGATTAACGGAGCAGTAATGGAATTTGCAACTGATGCTGATGTCGTTTCTGATGACAGTTATCTTGGTGTATTAAGAACTGGAAATGCTGATACTGATAGAGCTGCTTTAGTGGCTTGTATTAATAATTCTGGAACTGCTGGCACTACTTATAGCGACCCTGATGCAGAGAATGACGATGCTCGTTGGAAACTTACTAAAGCTGGTATTGTAGCTACTAATGATAATAATGCTGATACTATGACTATTGTTGGTTATGGTGATATTGCTGTATCAACTGACTTAACTGACGGAACTGATGCTTGGACTGCTCAACAACAGCATATTCTTGGTGGTATTAAAGGAGCTATTATGTTACTTGTTCAAAAGAAACCTAATGTTTCTTCTCACGATACTGGAGGTTCAAGTTCACCTAAACTTGGTGCGAACATTCTATCTTGGACTTTATATGGAAAGAAAACTCCACATAGAATGAAAGATGCTTTATGCGTTGCTCACGTTGACGCTTCAAGCTGGACACAATAATTAATTTAATAGGGTGAGGGTTAAAACCCTTACTTTAAGGAAAAATTTATGAATTATAAAAGAAAAATCCTACCCTATAAAATAATTATTAGTCTATGCTTAATAATTATGATAGGGTGTGGAGTATTTTCACTAAATACATTTACACCTACTGTAGAAGCGGCAAGTATTGAAGTTGGCGATGAATTGATAGATGTCCTTAATAGAGTATCTAGATTATTAGAAAGTCAGGAAGAAGAAATGCTTGGAGATAAGGTTCAATTTGATAAGCAAATATTTACTCAAGGTGTATGGATGAATGGAGTAAGTAAAGCTATCTATTTTGGAACTACTGATTTAACTTATGGTATTAGAGATAATGCGGGAACAATGCAATTTAAGAGTTCAGGTGGGACTTGGGCTACTTTAGGTGGCACTACTCCTGGAGATGAAGGTTGGATTGCTTATGAACCAGTTATGACCACTGCTACTAATATTCAAGGTTATCGTTACCCGATAATCTTAGGTGGTAGCAATACAGCTACTTCGTCTTTTACTGGAGCAGACGAAACGACTCGATTAGCCATTACTGGTGGTTTTGTAACTACTGGAAATGCTTATATTGGTGGAACTACAGCTTTAGTTGGTGCAATCACTGCGACTGCTGATTTAACTGTCGGAACTACCTTAGATGTTACTGGAGCTACTACTCTGGTAGATGCAGTTAGTTTAACAGCTGATTTGACAGTTGGGACTACCCTTGATGTAACTGGAGTTTCTACTTTAGTAGGTGCGGTCGGTGTTACAGGTGTAATGACTACTAATGGTGGTATCCTTTCTAAAGATTTAGACGCAATCGGTGCTACCGCTATGAGTATCGGTTCTTCAACTGCTACCTCAATAGTAATCGCTGATGCAGGCGTTGACACAACCATTGAAGGTGGATTAATAGTTGACCAAACTGCTACTATTACTGGAGTATTAACTATGACTGGTGCTGTTAATGGTGCTGGAAATTGGTTAACTACTGGTAATATTGCTGGTGCTAATGGAACATTGACAGGCAGTTTAACAGTTGATACCAATTCATTAATTGTTAATAGTTCAAGCAATAATGTTGGTATTTCTTCAACTACCCCATTATATAGATTATCCGTTGTTGATACATCAGCTCAATTAGCATTAGCTTACGATAGTAATGACGTAGCCACTTTTAATGTTGATACATCTGGTGATTTGACTATTGATGTAACAGGCGGAGATATTCTAACACCTGATGCATTGACTATTGGTTCTTCAACTGTTTCTACTTATGCTTTAGACGTATATGGTGATGTTCGTTTCGGAGAAAAAGGAAGTGCTAGTGCATTTACATTAAATACTGGCACACAGGTAGCTGCTTTTGGTGGTGCATTAACAGTTACTGGCACTTTGGGAGTTACGGGAGTTGGAACTTTTACTACTGAATTAATAGCAGATACAGATACTTTATTCGTTGATGCCTCTGCTGACAATGTTGGTATTAGTTCATCTACTCCTGAATTTGATTTAAGTATTGGAACTGATAATGCTACTTCTACGATTGGTATGGGTAGATTTTGTATGTTTACTGAAGACCAACAAGGTAATGTTATGTATATTACTTTGAATATGGCTGCAGCTAATACAGCCGCAGGTATTTTCGCTACTTCTACTATTGATTGTAGAGATTAGATATAGATTAGATATAGAAATTGCTTCTCTTTTTTAGGGGAGCAAGAATTTATAACTAATTAATTAAAATATAAAATTATGTTAAGAACAGTAAAGCCAACTAAAACAATTTTAGATGCAGCTGCCGCTGATGGTATTGGAACTTCCGTTGATGCAGCGGAATATAAAAGTCTTGTTGTATCTGTTGATTCGGCAAGTAGTGCCAGTTTAATTATTAAAATTCAAGGTTCAATTTCAGACCAAGAACCTGATTTTAGTGCTGCTCAATCAGTGAGTAATCAGTGGGATTATGTTAATATCGCTGATATGGAAGATAAAGCAGCAATTGCTGGTGATACAGGAATAACTTTTAGTGGAACAGATGACCATCGTCAATTTAATGTAGATGCTAATCTTTTAAAATGGGTTAACACTATTGTTAGTTCTTATTCTGCGGGAAGCATAACAGTTAAACTTGCTGGAGCTAATACTTAAATTAAATATATGAAAAAAGATATAAAAATTCTTGCTGATTTGAATAAACAGCAAGGTGAAGTTTCAAATTCTATTAATCAATTAAAACTTGAAAGACAAGGTTTAGAAAAAGATAATCAGAAATTGAAAAATTTTATTAGTGAAAATGATTTTAAAATTAAATCATATAAAGATTCAATTTCTTCTCTTATACAAGAAGAAGCATTAATAGATGAAAAAGTTAAAAAAGATAAGTTAAAATCAAGTGAATTGGATAATCTTATTTTGTCTTTGGATTCTAAAATAAAAATTAAAAATGAAGAAATAACTTTGCAAAAGGATACTATTGAAAATTTGGAAAGTAAAAAGAATGCAAAGATTAGAAAAAATAATATAATCATAGAAGCTAAAAAGAAAGATGGGGATAAAGAAATTGGAAGATTATTAGCAAAAGAAAAAGAATTATTATCAGAAATTAATATTATTGATAAAAAAATAAAAGGAAACTTAAAATCATTAAAAGAAAATAAAGATAAACTTAAATTAGTAATTAACAATATACTAAGAAAACAAGAAGAATTAGATAATTTAAAAGAGATTGTAGAGAATAAGAAGGAATATTTAGCTTCATTAAAAGATAAAGACAAACCATATCTTGATAATATTAAAGAATTAGAAAATGTAATAAATAAATTAGATAAAGATATAGTAAAAATTGAAAAAGATAAAGAAGTAAAATCTGAAGAATTATCAGGTCTTGAATTGCAAGTAGAATTTTTAATTAGAAAAGAAGATAATTTAAAATCTTTTGAAGTATATGTAAAAGAATTAGCAAGTAGATTTGGTTTAGATTATACGCCTTTTCAAGGATAATATTATGAGAATTAAAATTTTATTCATTTGTTTTATTATTGTTTATTTTTTATTTGGTTTTAAAATAGTCCAAGCTGATATTACTCCAGGATTTTGGAACGATAGACTTGGACTTTACTTAGAACCAATTTTTACTACTGGTCGTGGTATTTTAATTAAAGGAACAAATAAATTTTTAAATTTTGGTTCTATATACGGTTCTTCAGGTTATGGCTTTAAAGATAGTTCTGG